CTTTAACAGTTTTATCGTTATACCCAGAATTGATTACAAATGACTAATAGATTAATTATAATTCCTTATACACAAAATCATGGTAAAATAATCATGGAATCCCAAATGAACCACATGTTTACTCAACAAGATGCTGAGTATATTAAAAAAGATAATAACATTGAATGTATGAGCTTAGAACAAGATGGCTTAGCATTTACAGGATTAATTAATGATAAGGTTGTTGCTGCAGCGGGTATGAAAAGAATATGGGGTAATGTAGCTGAAGGTTGGTTTCTTGCTAAAAATGATGTATGGAACTATCCAATAACAATTGCAAAAGCAGTTAAACAAAATTTAGATCATTTAGCTAAAACAAATAATATTAAAAGATTACAAACTGCAGTACGAACTGATTTTGGAATTGGAATTAGATTTGCTAAGTGGTTAGGATTTACTAATGAAGGATTAATGAAGCACTATGGTTTTGATGGTGCTGATCATTATAGATTTGCGAGGATTTACTAATGGCAACAGCTATACCATATATTGTTTTAGGTACTTCAGTAATACAAGCACAACAACAAAATGCTGCTGGCAAATATAATCAAGCTATTCAAAACAGAAATGCACAAATTGCAGAACAAGAAGCTGGTGCAATAGATAAAAGAACAGAATTTCAACTTGGTCAATTTGATAAAGATTATCAAAGATTTGTAGGTAAGACACAAGTATCTACAGCAAAAGCTGGAGTTCAACAAGGAACAGGAACTGCATTAAGAATTGCAATGAAAAATGCTGAAGAAGCAGAAATACAAAGAGATGTAATTCAATATGAAGGAGATGTTTCAAAAGCTAGAAAATTTGAAGAAGCAAACTTTTATAGAATACAAGGTGATATGGCAAGAACTTCTGGAAGAATGGCAGCAATGGGAACTTTATTTAAAGGAGCTACATTTTTTGCACAATCAGGAGCTGGCTCAAGTTTACTTAGTGGCGGAAAAACTTTAGATGGTGCTAGTTCATATACTCAATACTATTCTAATCCAACAGGCTACTCAGGATCATTCTAATGCCAAAGATACCTACATTTACAGCACAAGGAGTTCCAACAGCAGAATCAGCTAGCATTAAAACTTCTTTTCAAGTTCCTATTTCTGGTGCTGGAAGTGCAGTTGCAGCATTTGAACCAGTAATAAAATCATTAACTGATTATTATACAAAAGAACAAGCGATAGTTGATAAAACTAAAGCATTAGAATTAGAAAATAGAGCATCTATTGAATTAGAAGAAACAAGAGCAAGACTTTCTAAATCTTCAGATCCAATAGGAAGTTCAAATTTATTTTTAGAATATTCAAAAATAATTAAAGAAAAATATGCAAATGAAGCACCAAGTTCATCTGTTAAAAATTTATTTCTTAATAATTATTTAACAGAAGAAAGAAAATATTTATCAACTGTTGTTACAAAAAATAGAGAAAATTTAATTCAAGATAGAGTTAATCAAGATGAATTAAAAGAAAAAAGAATTATTACTAATGGATTATATTCTGATAATCAACTTCAAAAAGAAACTTTATATTCTGATCTTGGTGTTCTTTATGAATCGCAAAGAAATGATTTAATTATTGATAATGATACTTACTTTAAAAAAGTAAGAAATATACCTAGTACAGTTCAAAAATTAGAATTTAAAAAAGATTTAAATCTTAATCCTGTAGAGGCGGCACAAAGAATTAAAGATATAAATAACTATCCAGATATTCTTGGTGAAGACAGATTAAGATTAGAAGCAGAAGCTATCTCTGATGCCAAACCAGTTATTAAAGACAATGCTATTAATTATTTAGCAGCTCTTGAAACAGATAATCCAATACAAATTGATAAAAAGGCTGTTAAAGATATTATGGGTAACCAATATTATTCAGATTTTGTTGAAAAAGAAACAGGAATTATAAAAACAAAAGATTTTAAAAAACAAATTTATAATTCTAAAATTGGTGATGAAAATAAAATTATTGAATCTTTTCAAATTAGACCAGAATCTGCTGCATTTGATTTAAAATTAAAACAAGATTTAGTTAATACTGCCAGTCAAAAAGCAAAATTAGCTAAAGAAGATCCAGCTAGTTTAGTTATAGGATATAATCCTGTTGTTAAAAATAATTTTAATGATTATCAACAAGAACAAGATCCAACAATTAAAGATAGAAAATTTAAAAAATATGTTGCTAGCGTTGTTGATGCACAAGAAAGCATTGGTATTTATTCAGATAATATAAAAGTTCTTCCAAAAGCAAATGCTGTAGCAATAGTACAAGATTATAATAGTAAAAAACCACAAGAAAAAATTGCTTATCTTCAATCTTTAGAAAATCAATATGGAGATAATTATGGAAAACTATTAACTCAATTAAGTGAAAATGAATTGCCTATTACTGCTAAACTTGTTTCTTATTTAAATGATGAAAATTTTGCAATCCAAGCAACAAGCATTGATAATAAAGAAGAAAGAAAAAGATTAGATCAATTTTTAAAAGACAGCGATAAAATTAGTAAAGAAAAATTAAGAAAAGATGTTGCTACGCAATTATCTGATTTTCAACAAGTTATAGTAAAATCAAATCCATTTAATACTGAAAAAGCATTAAAAGAAATTTCTGATATACAAGAAATTGTAACTTATATTGCTGCTAATAAAATATTTGCAGGTAAAGATCCTACAAAAGCTGTTAAAGAAGCAACAGGTTATATTACTGAAAACTTTGATATAAAAGATACTTACTTTATTCCTAAAATTTATAACAACCAACGTCTTTCAGATTCACAAAGACAGCACATTGAAAGAAAAGCAAATGTAATAAAAGAACAATATATTGATCAATTGGAAATTGCACCTTTTAAATCAGGAAATGAAAAAATTACTGATGATGAATTAAATAAAGCAATAAAAGTTCAAATACAAAAAAATGGTATGTGGGTAAATACAGCAGATGGAAATAGTATTGTATTAGCTGTAACATTATCTGATGGATCTATTGGTTTAATTGAAAATAAAAAAGGTGAATTAATTAAAATGAATTTTGATGATTCTTCTTTTAAACTTCCAACAACTAATATTGATATGAGTAAAAATATTTTAACTACAAAACAAAAAAAAGAAGTTGAGTCTTTGACAGGAGTATCATCTACAAAAATTAGAAAATAATATGGCTAATATTAGCTTTGGTTTAGATATTAATGAAAATGCAAAAACCAATGGATATGATTTATATAAATCAACATTAGGAGAAACATTAGGTGCTGTTGCAGAAGATGCTTGGAACTTTAATCCATTGCCTGCTGCTATTCGTTTTTTTGAATTAGAAGCAAATAGGAATGAAGATACTAATGAACCATTAATATCAAAAGATGAATTAAATAAAAAATATTCTAATTTAGATTTATTTTTTGAACAAGATGAAAAACAATCTACAGTTGATATTTTAGTTAATAGAAAAACTTTAGAAAGAGAAAGACAAAGTATTATTGCTCGTGGTCCAGAGGGTTCTTTTAATCCTTTTAATTCTGGTTTTTATACTGGTGGTGCAAAACTTGGAACTTCATTAGCTGTTAGTATTGCAGATCCTATTAACATAGCATCAGCATTTATACCTGTTGTTGGCGAAGCTAGATTTGCATCTTTAGTTGCACGACAAGGATTAACAAAAGCAAGAGGAATAAGAGGTGTTGTTGAAGGAGCAGTCGGTGCTGCAGCAGTTGAGCCAATTGTTTTAACAGCAGCAACAGCAGAACAAGCTGACTATGGATTAATGGATAGTTTTTTAAATGTTACTTTCGGTTCTATTATTGGTGGTGGACTTCATATAGGAGCAGGTGCATTAAAAGATTTTAGAACTCGTAGAGCATTTGAAGATAGAGTTGAAGCTGCTAGAAATGCAGCAGGAATAACAGATGGAGAAGATCCTGCGGTAAATTTATATAAAGAATATTATCCTGAAACATCAAGAGTTATGAAAGAACTTGCTGAAACAGATCCAGAAACTAGAAGATTATTATTAACTAGAGCTTTATCAGATTTAATAGAAGATAATCCTGTTAATGTTAAACCTATTGCTGATCTTGATCCTAAACTTAGAGAAGCTCAAATCAATGACGCTGTACCAGTTAATGAAAGAGTTAATACTACAAGAATTGTAGATGAAAATATTGGCACAACAGAAAGAGTTGTTACTGAAGATAATAAAGGAACAAGAATTTTTAAAAAAGAAGATGAATTAGATGTAATTAAAGTAGAAGATGTATTAAGACAAAAAGATATTGATCAAAGAAATTTAGATTTAGAAAATAGATCAATAGAAGATGAATTAAATATTATAAAAGAAAGACAAAAAGATTTAGATATTGAAGAAAGTGCAGAATTAAAACAAGCAAGAACTGATAGTCAAGAAATTGTTGCTAAAGAAAAAGAATTAAAAGATGCAATTAAAGATAGTATTAATTGTGTTAATGGAAGGTAATTATGGCAAAAGATAGATGTATAGATAGACTGGAAAAAACATTAAAACAATCATCAATTTCATCTGCAAAAGCAGAAGATATTATTCAAAGCATTAAAGATGCTCAAAAAGAAGTTAGATTAGATAATTTAGATAATGAATTATCAGAACAAGTTGCTAAAAAAATTTTAAAAGAACAACAAATAGAAAAGAAAATAAAACAAAGAAATGCTTTAGAAGATGAAATTAAAATTAGAAATACAGTTGAATATGTTCTTAGAGAGTTTCCAAACAATCCAGCTGAAGGATTAACAGCTATATTAGTTGGTAGTAATCTACAAAAAGTAGGATCTCGTGCTTCTGTTGCTCTTGCTCAGCTTTCTGAATACAGAATGTTAGTTAGTGCTTTTCAAGAAAAATTAAGACAAAATAATTTAGTTGAATTATTTGCTAATGCAAATGAAGATATAGATAGAAGAACAGCAAGAACTATATGGGAAATAGGATCTGATAAACCTATTACAGAAAAAAACAAAGACATTGTTAATATGGCTAAAATTATGTCTGATTTTTCTGAATCTGTTAGAAAAAAATTAAATAACCTTGGTGCTAATATAGATAAATTACCTGGTTGGATTGTAAGACAAACACATGATCCAATGCAAATAAGAAATGCTGCTGATGTTTTAAAATTAAAAGATAATAAAAATGTTGCTGAATTTAATGGTTCTGTTGAAAGAAATTTTAATGCTTGGAAAGAATATATAATGCCAAAACTAGACGAAAGAACATTTGATGGTTTTGATAATAAAGATGAATTTTTTTCATTTACTTGGAACTCTTTAGTAAGAAATGGTCATATTATTGCAGAAGGATCTTCTGGTGTTTTTGGATCTAAAGATTTAACTAAAAAACTTGCCGCTAAAAGAGTTCTTCATTTTAAAACTTCAGATGATTGGTTTGATTACAATTCTAAATTTGGATCAGGAAATTTAAGAGAATCTTTTTTTTATGGATTAAATAGTGCAGGAAGAAATATAGGAATGATTACAACTCTTGGAACTAAACCAAATCAAAATTTTCAATTAATAAAAAGTTCTATTGCAAAACAATTAACAAAACAAAATAAATTAAAATATGTAGATGATATTGGTAAAAATGAAAAAAAATATGATTATCAATTTGCAGAAATAGATGGATCTGTAAATATGATTGGTCATTTTGGTGGTGCTAAATGGTCTGCTATTACTAGATCTATATTATCAATGGCTAAACTGGGTGGTGCAGTTGTTTCTGCTATGGCAGATATTCATTTATATGCAAAAGAATTATCATATCAAGGTAGAACTTATTTAGGCGGAGTTGCTGAAGCCATGGGTAATTTAACTAAAATTAAAAACACAGCAAAAAAAAGAGAAATAGCAGAACAATTAGGATTTATGGCTGATAATCTTATTTATGATTTAGCCGCAAGATATTCTGTTGGAGATAATTTAAGTAGAAATTTTACAAAAATACAAAGAACATTCTTTAAATTAAATTTACTTAACTGGTGGACTAATACTTTAAAAGAAGGAGCTATGCTTGGTATGAGTAATTTTGTTGCAAAACAAAGAAATATACCTTTTGTAAAACTAGAACCACAATTTAAAAGATTAATAAGTCATTTTGGTATTGATGAAAAATTATGGAATACCATTAGAAAATTAGATGTTGAAAAAGCTGATGATGGCAAAGAATTTTTCTCTGTTAAAAATATAGATAATTTATCTAAAGAACAAATATTAGATTTAATGAATTTAAAAAAAGCAACACAAAGACAAATAGATCTATACAGAGATACATTAAAAGCAAAAGTATCTGGAATGTTTTTAGACAGATCTAGTTATGCAGTTATTGAACCTGATGCTAGAACAAGAGCTTTTATGAAACAAGGATTAATGGCAGGAACTGGAATGGGTGAAGCTATGAGATTCTTTTTTCAATTCAAAGCATTTCCTCTTGCTATTTTACAAAAAGCATTTGGAAGAGAAATGTCTTTTATTAAAGAGGGACAATATGCAAAAGGTTTATTTGGTATGGCTAATTTAATAGTTGGTGCTGGAATATTTGGTTATATATCAATGACTGCAAAAGATTTATTAAAAGGTAAATCTCCAAAAGATCCTGCTAAATTAGATACATTTTATGCTTCAATGTTACAAGGTGGTGGATTAGGTATTTATGGTGATTTCTTATTTTCTAAAACAAGAACTGGATCTGAAATTATGGCAACAGCTGCTGGACCATTCGCTACAGAAGCATTTAATGCTTTACAGGCAATTAAATATGGAATTAGAGGTGAAAAAGATCCAGCATTAAGACAAGCATATAAATCTGTTGTTGGTAATACTCCTTTTTTAAATTTATTTTATTTAAAAACAGCATTTGATTATGCAATTGGTTATCAAATTATGGAAACATTATCACCTGGTTATCTTAGAAAAATGGAAAGACAAATGAAAGAAGATAGTGGTCAAGAGTTTTTATTGACTAAACCATCTGTATTGTTTAAAGGTTTCTAAATATGACAATATCTTCAACTACAGTTAGAAACAGTTATAGTGGTGATGGCTCAACTACAACGTTTAGTTATACATTTAAGATATTCCAAGACTCAGATATTCAAGTAATTATTCGT